TTCTACACTTGCGCAAGGCACATATATTGGACAGTTGTTTGTGTCATCAAATGCTCTGCTACCTAATGTTGGAGGATTTTGTACATTTACTGTTATACTTGCAAGACCACTACAACCATTGAAAGCGCCACCGCCAATACTTGTAACACCACTTGGAATGTCTATACTGGTAAGACTAGAACAACTTCTGAAAGTACTAGCACCAATACTAGTAGCTCCACTTGGAATATCTACACTTGTAAGACCTGTACATTGATTGAAAGCATAAGTGCCAATAGTAGTTACACTATTAGGAATTGTTATACTTGCAAGACTGCTACAACCTTGGAAAGCAGCCATGCTAATAGTAGTTATACTATCAGATATAGTTACACTTGTTAAACTACTACAATAGCTGAAAGTAAAATCACCAATGCTTGTAACACAATCACCAATTTCTGCTGAAACAACTGTGCCACTATACTGACTTGATACTTCTCCTCTTGTAACGCTCGATGTGCTATCACAAGCAGCACTAACTATGCTTGAATCTGACAGAGTAAGCTTAAACTTACCATCTGTTGTTGGTGGCACATATCCACAGTCTGTTGATTGAGATTCAATGAGTGTGCTTGCACTATATTCTTCTGGTATTACCACCGTCCAAGTCTCTCCACCATCTGTTGACTGTTCTTTGATATTGTTCTGGTATTTGTCATATCCAACACAAGTCCATCCGCTTGGTGTCCATCTGTATTGCACTTCTGGTGTTGCACATCCACCTACTTCCACAAGAGTTGGAGTTGTGGATGCAGTTATCCAAGTCGTACCATAATCTCTAGATACTCTGTAGTAAACATCAACATATTTATCATCACCTTGACAATATGGGTCTCCACTTGTGGTTCCAGTTCTATATCCACATTCATATACATCAGAATCTACAAGCTCTGTTGAAGTTGATGCTGTTGTCCAAGTCGTACCATAATCTCTTGATACAAGAGAATATACATCCACATATTGGTTTGCATTTGAACAATATGTTGCAGAAGTGGTTGCAGATGTTCTATATCCACAATCATAAGAATCAGCTTCGACAAGAGTTCCAGCAGAATATTGAGGTGGTGTAACTACAATCCAAACATAACCACCATCATATGAAACTTCCTTGATGTATCTCTTGTATTTGTTTGCATTATCACAAGTTGTTCCACTCTCAGTCCATCTATATTGTACTTCTGGTGTTGGATGATATCCGCAATATTCAGAGTCTGTTTCAACCAATGTTGTACTTGAACTAACAAATTCCCATGTAACTCCACCATCAAAGCTCTGTTCTGTAGTGGTGTCCACATACTTGTCATAACCATTACAGTATGGGTCTCCACTTGTTGTACGAACATCTATTGAAGTTGTATCTATACAGATTGTATCTTCGGTTTGAACCCATCTGTATATTGGATGATAACAGCTTGGGTCATCTTGCTCTTTGAGAACTATGGGCATCGTACCATCACCATCTATGCTCCAAGTGTTCGGATAAGATGGTATCCAAGGCTGATTGCCCCTTTTCTCATATTTCTGGTATAAATAATAGCTATTAATTACTGCCATTTTATTTCATTTTGTAATAAACATATTAAAATGGCTCTGAAGGTATGTTTATACAAAACAATATTATGGAGTACATTGAGAGAAAAAACGGTTATGTCTACATTGTAAGGGAAGACAGCGCAGATGGGCGTTTCAAGACATATCAGAAGATGGGTAAAGATTTGGAAAGTCCAATGTGGGCTGATGAAGTCAAAGAAATGAGCAATAAAAGGAAAAGACAAAAAAAAAGAGAGTAGCAAATAACTACTCTCTTTTTTATTTGATTTAAAATTAGTTTATTAACCCTTAACTACTGCAATAGCTGCTGCATTAAGTGGAGTTGCTGCTTCAGTTACGTTAGCTGAAAGAGTTACAGTGATACCGTTAGAATCACCACCACCAGCTACAGACTGTGCAGAAGCCTCAAGACCAGTAGCTCTACCTAGTGCAAGGTACTCACCGTCTGCTGTTGCTACAACAACGAAGAAACGACCAAGTGCCAAAGCATCTACTGGACATACCATATCCTTATCATACTTTCCGTTAAGGTTGAAAGTGATAGTGTGAGTTCTATACTTATTACCGTTATCCTCAACTACCAACTCATCTGTAAATGATACAGAGTTCTTTGCTGGTTCAATGTGATAGAAAGTTGCACCAGTTGCAAGAGTAATGCCAGTTACGGTTACTCCACTTTCGCAATCATACTCAACTGGAGCTTCTGTAACATCACTAAAGTTTGCAATGTAAATATCCTTTACCTCTGGAAGTGAATAGTTACAACTGTCCTTACGAAGCAAGTTTTTATTTAATGAACAATTAGCCATAATATATTATGTATTTAATTAATTTTTTATTTTTCCTTTGATAATGGAAGGGTAACATGGAAGTACGTTACCCCTCCGCATCTAGATTGATTATATATTATTGTAAGACAAATGAGCCTTATTACTCTGACAATACGAACAACTCTGGGAGAATAATACCAGCTGCAATGTTAGAAATTGCAAGTACTCTGAACATATTGTCACCAGTTGTCTCTCTCATATCGATGAGCTTATACTCAATGTGGCTGTCGTAAGTATCGAAACCTGCAACCAAATTACGAGCAGGACCGAAAATCATTTTACCTGCGCTGATTAAGCTTGGAACGATTTCAAAGCCCATAACGTAGATACGACCATTCTCTCTACCCCAGTTAGCGAATACTTGATTTGTGCTATTTGGGCAGCAAACCTTACCAAGGGCAACCTCAAGAACTCGAACGTCATTGTGGTTCATGAACAACTTGTAACCCTCAGTGTCAACCTCAGCATTACCAGCTACTTCAAGACCCTTCATGATGATAGCCTCAACTTGTGCGATTGCATTATCAACGGTGAATGAAGCACCTGATACTTTTGTTACACCACTGTTCTCATGAAGCTGCTTCTCGATACCATCGATAGACTTCAAATAAACCTTAGTAGTAGCTGTACGAGCTGTATCACCTTGCCACCACTGCTCTTGCCATTCCTTAGCCATCTTCTGACGAAGCTTGCCAAAGTACCACTCAGCGAATGTCTGTGGGATACCACCTCTAAGTGAAATCTCAGTCTGGTCTACAAGGAAGGTATTCCAAAATGTATCATAACAGTTCTCTTGATTTACCTTGATAGCTGCTGGCTCGATATAAGCTTCAGCAAGAGAAGCTGAACCTGCTGGAGTGAAAGGACAAGTATAGAGCTGGAAGGCGTCAGAAATTTCACCAGTGTAAATCTTCATCTTACCCTTTACACCATCCATGAAAGTGATACCGTACTGCCTCATGTCGATATCATAAATGTCTTTTGAGAAAATCTCTCTAGCTTCCTTACCGCAATAAGTAAGTCCGCTTAAATCTATAAAATTACTCATATGTGTAATTAGTTTTTGTGTTAATTATTTTCTGTTTGTAATAAACATACGGATACGATTTTTAACTAAAAAATTTGGAATTTTCACATTTTTTTAATATATTTGCAGCAATCCCAATAGTGGGAGACACTTTAACTTAAATATTATGGATAAAAAAATTGAAATTTGGTTTGACAAAATTAGTCAAACGCTATTCCTTTTTAGTGATGACAAAGAATCTCATTCATTTATTAAAAATAATGGGGGTAAAGTCATTAATGAAATGATTGAGAAAATTAAAAACGACCTTAGTTCTACCAATGATGAATTCCCAGATTATCTACGTTTCTTAAGAGAGAACGATGGAACTTGGACTATCGAAAGTTTTTTTGATGAAAACGCTAGCTATGATGAAGACGGAAGACCAAGTATTGTTGATTTCATGAATAGTATTGACGAAATAGATGTTTCATTTACTGACAGAGGTATACTAAAATAATAGAACAATGCTAACGGAAGAAGAAAGAAAACAACGCAGAAGAGAGTCCCAAAGACGTTACAGAGAAAAGAACAAGGAGAAACTAAAAAAGAAAAGTAAAGCCTACAACAAGAAACGTTATTGGGAACATAAAGCTGAAAACCAAGAGAAACACAACCAAGAAAGACGAGAATATTACGACAAACACAAAGACGAAATCTGTGAAGCTCTTAGAGAACTTTATGCGTCAGATGATGAATATAGGAACAAAGTTCTTGAGAGAAATAAGAAGTTTAAGCAAGATAATCCACAATACATGCAAGACTATAGGGATGCTCACAAAGAGGAAACCTCTGAATATAACAAAGAATATTCACATTCGCAAAGAGGTAGAGCTAATGGTTTGTTAAATGCTTACAGAAGAAATGATAGAAATCATAATAGAGGTAAATGTACCATAACTGTTGATTGGATTATTGAAAACATATTCAACATCGGTAAATGCACATACTGTAAAAAGGAATTTGATTGGGAAGAATTGGGTTGTGATAGGAAAGATAGCTCATTACCGCACACTCCAAATAACTGTGTGCCATGTTGCCAATCATGTAACTCTAAAAAAGGTACAATGAGTTACGAGGAATATATGATAAAAATCCTAGGAGCACCAAACTCCTAGGATTTTCTATTAATTTAGCCCATCATTATCTTTTCCATTTGGCTTCTCCAAGCGGAATAACTTGAGCTACCAACACCAACGTCAGCAGCATTTGGCTTTGCATTCACATTCACAGGGTTCACACTTGGCTGTTTGCCCATATCCTTAATCTTCTCTTGAAGACCACTGTTCATTTCCTTCAATGCAGCAATCTCATCCTTCAAGTTATTGATTAGTTCCTCAAGATGATTGTCCTTTTGCTCTTCAGCCTTTGGAGCTTCCTCTTGTTTTGGCTCTTCTTGTGGCTTAGGCTCTTCAACCACTGGTTCCTCAACCTTTGGTTCTTCTACTTTAGGTTCTTCCACAACTACTTCCTCAACCTTTGGCTCTTCTGCTGTTGGCTGTGGTTCTGCCTCCAAATCAATATTGGTAGGTTCAATCTCTGCTGGTTCCTCAGCCATCTGTGCTGATGTGAACACTTCTGAAAGGACTTCTTTCATTTTACTCCAGAATCCCATGTCACTTGTCTCTATATTCATATTATTATCGTTTTTATCTACTTTTGAAAACTCCTCTAGTCTGATAAGACTTTCAACACTGAAACCATTAAGCTCATGACTCTTGATACGTTCCCATGCATCGATTTGGTTAACTTTCATACCACAGAACCATGTTCCAACTGGAAGATTCTCATTCAAACCTAGAGCTACAGACTTATCCTTGTACAAATCACTCTTAATCCAACTCTCAACTACTGTAATATCACTTGCATTAGTTTCATGGTCAAGTGTGATTGCATCTTGTCTATAATCCTTGAAGAATTGCTGTGACATCTTCTCAATGGATTCCTTGGTGAATTCAACATAGAACTCATCACCATCCTCGCTACGTCTGTATATTGGTTTATCTGGAATGAGGACAGCGGAATATACCATATGCTTCTCCTCATTTGCCAACTGGACTTGAATTTCCTTCTGCTTCTCCAACGCAACAAGAGTCTCTTCAATCGCTGGGTCTTGTACGAGGCTTATAGCATATGTTTCGCTATCAACTCCAACCTTATATTTCTTTAATCTCTTTCCCATGTGAAAATACTTTAAATAAACATATTTATTTTATTTTCTTTTGATTTGAGGTGGTAGTTGGGTTCAAACCAACGTAGCTGCTTTTGCAGAGCAGTGACTATATTCACTCATCCATACCACCATTATAAGTCAATTCCAACTCCAATACCTATGACTGCTCCCCAATTCTTGTTCAATGGGTCATAACCAATTGTTGCTTGAGGTTGGATGTGAAACCATTTTTTCTTCCTTTCAACATACTTCGTTATTTCGACTGTCTCTGTGGTATGTACATTATGTAGTCTGAGACGCATTTTAAGCTCTTCTAAGCTTGTATTTATACCTCTAGTGTGTATTTCCACATCTGCTGTATCCAAACCCATTACAGACGATTTATAGAAGTACTTATCCTCAGTCACAAGGTGGAGTGTATCGCCTTTGTCTGTATATACAGTGTCTACTTTTTTTTTGACGATAAATTTTGGTATTAGTTCCTTTTCGGTAATGGTTGTATCCTTCCAGATTGTATCCCTAACAATGGTTGTATCTCTCTTTTCTATAACCTTTGGAGTACGATGTGAATTATAAAACACAGTAAAAAAGCTCAATGTCATTAAACAAAGAGCTATTATAAGTAGTATTGTATGTAATTTATCCTTCTTCATCTGGTATTTCCTCTATATCATGTCCCATTCTTAGTTTTTCTCTCTGGATTTGCATTCTTTCCATCATTTCCAAGTGCTTGTCCATGTCTTTTCTTAAATTTACTGCTTCACTTTTGAAATATGCTGATACACCAAAGACTGATGCTGCATATAACAGGGCTTGTCCAAGTATCCAGAGTATTGAATCTGCCACTTCTCCCATTGGTGGGACAAAGAATGCTCCAATTGACATTCCCCAACCTAGTGCGAATGCTGCACAAGCTGTAATAATTGCTATCTTTTCCTTAATATTAAGGTCAAACCAAGTATTTTTCATCGTTTAATCGCTGTTTTTATAAACATACTATCATAAAAAGAGGATGGGGGTATTTCACAACACCCTCATCCCATAAATAATGAATATTAAAACTATGGACAAAAAACGTTATTCGTCTGGAATTAATCCACTAAGAACTTGAACATTCTTAACAGCTTTCTGTCTTGCATTGATATCCCTAACACTAACCACTACTGGTCTATTGCTATAGTCTTCGAATGCATCAAGCAATCTATCATTGAACGTATAGTCATTGTTGAGAGTAGGGATAACTCCACCAGATTCGAACTTTGCTGAAGGTGACATTCTTCTTATATTGTTTCTAACAGTTCCACCATAGAAGTCAACAAGGTCTGAGATATCAATTTTCTTTTTCTTACTATTGATGTACTCTAACAAATCAACATTCTTTGCAGTAGTGACTCTGTTAGTAATAAACTCTCCACCTTCAATTGAAGCTCTACCTCCAAGAACTGGAATACCTCCATCACTATGTCTTGGTCCAGAAGCAACACCACCATCAAGTCTACCACCCTTAGCATAAGGCTTATTTGCTGCCATTATTGCAATCTGAGCTGCCGTTGTTGATGCTGCAAGAGCCATCATTGGAATAGCTGGGATAGGCCAAGCGTTTGCTGCTGCAAATGTAACAGCCATCGCTCCATTAACAATTGCTTGTATCATATCTCGATGATACTGTTGCTTCTTTCTCTTTTTCTCCAACTCCTCTTGCTTTCTCTCGTTGACTTCCTTCTCTTTCTGGATTTTCTTCTCTTGGGCTTGTGCTTCCCTCTGAGCTGCCATTTCAGCGTTGAGCTGGTCAATCAAGTGCTGTCTTCTATCGCCTCTAGCTGTTGAGAGTTCATCCTCGATGCTATCAATACTAGACTTATGCTTCTCGATGATATCCTTCTGCTTATCTAGTTTATCTTGGATAATCTTATTCTGCTTATCGAGGGCTTCAGCTTCCTTATCATTTGCAACATCTTGGGCAGCCCAAACAGCATTCATAATGGTTGAGAATGAATCCATTGCTGCTTGGATATAATTTTGAATTGATTGTAAGAAATCACTTGCAACCTTCTTAAGATTATCTGTTACCTCTTGAGCCGCATCTGCTGTATCTTGTGCAAGACCATCAAGTTCTCTCTTTGCTTGCTGGAAATCATCAAATGTGATTTCGTTATTATCTAACTTAGCTTGAAGGTTTAATTTTTCATCAATAATATCGTTTGAAAGAGTCTTATATGCTTCAAGAGCTTCCTTGTAGTTTTTCTTTGTTTGAGATATATTAACAACACCCCAACCGCTTTTATCTGTTTGTGGTTGTCTTGATTGGATGTTTGATATTGCAGCATAAGCATCTCTGTACTCGTTCAGCATACCTCTAAGACCATTAGCAGTAATCTGCTTCAGTCTATCTTGATGTTCTTGCTGGAGACGTTCCTCTTCTGTTGCAGCTCTTTTTGAAATTGCTTCCAACGAATTAGAATGCTCAATCTCTGCTCTTTCAACAAGTTCATCGTAATGCTGTCTTGTCATGAGACCATCTCTCAAATTGGCATCAAGTTCTGCCATTTGGCTTTCAAAACGGTCTTGTTCAGCTCTCTTTTCTGCATTTTCCTCATTCTTAAGAAGCGCAAGTTCATTCTGCAAAGTTTCTTCAGAATGTAACTTTTGAAGTGTTTCTACTTTGCTGTAGTATTGTTTAGTCTCATCCAGTCTGAATTCAAAAGCTTTGGTAATGGACTGTGTATATCCATTTACTCTTAACTGTTGAACAGCGTAATCTTCTTCCATTTCAGAACGCCATACTTCATTCTCGTCAAGCCAATCTTGAAGTGCTTTAGTGGCTTCTTTAACAGGTTCTTCAAGCAATTCTTGGTATTGTTCACCCATTTCACCTATTGCAGATACTCTTCTTGCTTCAGCTTCTGCAAGCTTGATGTTTTCAACAAGATTGAGATATTCCTTTGCTCTTTGTACATCAGTATCTTCATCATACAAATATCCTAAGTCACCTTTTAATTTATTAGATGTTTTATTGTTAAATCTTGTTCCACCATATGAAGCATACTGAGGTGTGAATATCTTTGTATATTCCTCTTCAATCTGTTTTGAAGCAGTTTCCATTTGCTGGAGTTGAGAGTCAAGATTCATTCGAGTTGAAGTGTCTGTTATTCTGTATATCTCATTCCAAGATTCTTTATAGATTGCTGCCATTTCAGCATTATGTTCCCTTTCAGCATCTTCAATCTTCTTGTTATACAGTTTATTGATTTCCTCTTCAAGTTGCTTAACCTTAACACCATTGTTTTTAACTTCAAACAGTCTTTGTCTCCATTCCTCTTTAAGCTGGGCTTTTTCCTTTTCCCAACCATCCTTCATGTTCTGGATTTGTAATTCTCTTAACTGTTTTCTGTAGTTCTCAGTCTCAGCAGCAATTGCTTTGGAATCGTTTCTCTCAGACTTTGCTCTATCCCTTCTTGCTTTCTTAAGGGCTTTCTCTTGCTCACTGACAATCTTATTGATGTTTGCAACCTCTTCAACTGAAAGCTGTTCTCCTGCTTCATTAACACCCTTCTTAAGCAAATCCTTCCAACCATCAAGCTGACGTTGCATTGCTCTTGTTGGGTCAAGTCTGTCAAGCTCTTGCTCAATCTTGGTATCAAGCTCTATTTTTACAATAATTGGATTCTTAAAGATGTTATCTCTTAAGTTTTGAACAAGTTTCCAAGCCTCATCAAGTTCCTTCTGAAGACCTTCATTATCAACTTTTACAAGCTGCATTGCTTTTGAGTACCTTCCACTTGTCAGTTTATCCATCTTATTGACGTATTCTGTTAACTGTCTTGCTCCCTTTTCAGTACCGTCTGAGAATTTGTTAATTGCGTTAATAAAATCACCACCAACAAGTTTTGCAAGGTGTGATAATTCATCTCTTGCATCAGATGCTGTTGAAAATAATTTATTAAGACCTTTATCATTTGAAACAGCTTTTTCAACCTCATCCCATCTCTTTATGAAATCATCAATTGACTTAATGGCTTCATCATAACCACCAATGGTTGTAACACCTTTATCACCGATTGCACCGCCAAGATTAATTGCATTTCTTTTTCCAACATTTCCATTTCTATTAATGCCTTGTAATGCCAATATCTCAGCTCTCTCCTTAAGTCTCTTGTTGGTCTCTTCTAATGCTTTTGCATAGGCTTTCTCAGTTTCAACTCTTGCTTGTTCAGGTGTAATGTTATTAGCATTCATGTTTGCTTGAACAAGCTTTAGTCTTTCCTCTAAAATCCTATTCTGGCTATCTATTGCAGCATTAACAGCATCGGTTGAAGAAATAAGGTCTGCATCACCCTTAACCCAATCTTTTAATGCACCAACAAGCTTTCCAATAGCAACTTGGGCTAATTCAATAACTTCATATACTCCGAAACTTACAATTGTCTTTAATGCTCCACTAAGCACTTTAATACCAGCAGCAGCTATTTTTGCTGAAGAACCTGTGCCTAACATTACTCTATTCATTGCAAGGAGTCTATTGGTGTATTTGTCGATATTTTCAAACCATTTTCCAAATATTTTTCCAATTCCTTCTCCAGTATCAATTTGCTTGCGTATTTTTTCGACACCGTTAAGAACTCCTTGAAGTGCTACTAATTGCTGAATTGATTTTGTGATTTCAGTATCATCAATACCAAAGAATGCTTTTAAGCCTTTACCAACAGATGCCATAGCTGTGAATGACTCCATCCAATCCATAGCTTCATCCATTGCTTGTGAAGACACTGTAGCATCTTTAATCTCGCTTTTAAGTTTATTAATAGCCTTCCTTAACTCATTAGCTTGCTTTGTACTGCCTTTACCGTTGTTTTGAAGTGCTAGTAATTCTTTGGTTAAAGTTTTACTAGCTTGTGTAGCATTATCAAATTCCCTAGCAACACCACCAACCTCTACTGTAACTTTTTGTAAATCCTTAAAAGCTGATGAGTAGTTACCTACATTTCTCCCAAATTGCCCATATGTAGCTTCAATCTTCTTTAAAGCTTCATTGAGTTCATTTGCTCTCTGGGTTAGTCTATCAAACTCTGCTGTATCTCCAAGGTCAACGGTCTGCATCACTTGCTTGATGTCAGCAAGTTCTTGCTTCATTCCAGCCATAGTGTTGGAATAATTTTTAGCTGACAATCTCTCTGAAGCAGCCAACTGTTTCTGGTCTTTCACCGTCTCGTTCAATACATCTTTTGCAGCAAGATAATTCTGGTATATTTCCTTGCTGTATGCCTCTCTCTTGGCATCAATCTGTTCAATCTGCTTTGCTAATTTATCTTCTTCAGACAGTGCTGATGTATTGGAAGTACGAGATGTACCCCCAGCAGATGATGAAACCTTGGTTGAATTAATTGTATTAATCCTTTGCTCAAGGTTTTCTAGCTTTTTGTTAAGACTATCAATAGCATTTATGCTCTCAGATATGCCATTGATAACTATTTTATACTCTTTGGTATTAGCCATTTTGTGATATTTTTAATAAACATATGAAAAAAGGATACAAGTTAATGTATCCTTTTCATTAATTTAAGTTCTGTTGGATTCTGACCAGAAGGGTCATAAGCACTTATCTCCAATGGAATGTATACATCCTTATCAACATGAACATAAGCTCCATTCCTTATCAAATTATATTCTTCTGAGCTTAAATATGCCTCGAATTCAATGATATTTGAACTCAAGTAAGCTTGCGGATTGAAATATCTGCTTAACAAGCTAGTCTCAGTGTCCTTATAACTCAAATTTAAGCCTTGTAAGACGTTTTTAGGAGTATAGATGAACATTTCCTCTGCTGGGTATGTTCTTGTCCATACAGACAATTCTGTGACCTCTGGTTTGAACCAAAATCTCTGTGTAAGTCCATATCCATCATGTTTCATTGACTCAGTGTAGTCATAACCATCAATCATATAGCTATATTTGCTGATACAAGGTATATGGATATCAACTCCAGTTGTTGCAGTCTGGGTAAATGCTGAATCAGTCTCCCAAACCTCGAACTTCTGATACCATGTGTATGAGAAATTGGTACTTACATTGTTCTCAGATGTCGCATATGAGTCATCGTTCAAGATAATCTTGGTAAATCCACTATCAGCGTACTTATACCAGTCATCGGTGTTAAGAATTGACTCTGAGCCACCACTTTTTTCAACTGCTGAACGCTCAAATCCCCATTCATCAGTGTCCACTTTGTACTGGACTGCCATACTTCTTGGATAATCAATCCTTTCTGACTTGATATAATAAGAATTTACCTTGTCATCAAGGTCAACTGATGTGATTAAGCTCTTATTCAGCTTCTTGGTATTGAACTGGACTGTGTTTCCGTATTGGGTCATCTCCAAATTAAATGCCTTTATGATGTCATCAACCCATTCTTTAACTTCTTTTTCCTTATTGAGAAAGTTTGGAAGGTTCAATTTGGTTGGAAATTCTATAGGTGCATCTTTTCTATTGGCATGGTCTGCTTTCAGCATTTCTTGCGGTCTGTCAGAGAATGCAGTAATATTTAGTTTTGTACTAACATTAACAGGATAAGTTACCAAAACGCCATTTACAGTATAATAAGCCCTTGTAACAGCGAATAAATTAATTACATCATCTTTATTTAGATGAACCATACAGTCAATATGTCCATCCATTGATGTATTATTGCTAGTGCATAATGGGCTTGTCATATCAGCATTTATATATTCGTTATAGTTAACTGATGAATCTTCAAATGCTATTGATGATGGTGTTTCAGATGGTCTGTATGCGAATTTATATCCAGCGCAAGAAGCAAATGATTCATTCTTTAAAGATTCAGATTTACTCCAAGAGTATCCGTCTTTCATATATGCAGCAACGCCATTTGAAAGACTTGATAATCCACATATAAATGAAGGTGAAACAGCTTGGTCATACGCCATTATTTGTCCTGCGTCATACATATATCCATATTTCTGATTTGAATAAACTATACCGCCTCCAGTTGGGTCAATTGTTCCACTCATTCTCGTTTGTAGGTCATTTTTCTTTGTTGGAAGTCTTGAAGCCCAAGGGTCTTCATGTGGGAAACATGTTAGCCAAGTTAGTTTATTACCATCAGTATCTTCAGGTTTTCCATTAAAGTATAATACGTTTTGTCTACCTTTTATAAGTTCATAATTATCATCATAATTTCTAACCAACGCAATTTCTATTGGTGTTGTTGATGATAAAGATTTTGTAAACGTTACATCTTCCAATTCTGGGTCAGAAGTTATTGTGTCCTTTGTATAATATGCTGCTGTCATTGAACCTGTTGATGCTGAAGTATGTGCTGATAGACTAATCTTATACCACCCATCAGCAGGTATAACAATTATATGCTCATTTGGTTGATACATATATGATGGACTCTGGTCTGTTGTAACTCCACTTGATAGCAAATCATATAATAATATTTGCGAGAAATTATATTCCTCTTCTATGCCTGTTCCATCTGGTGACGAATAAACTAGTTGTTCAAATGGGAATTGCAAATCTTGAGTGTATCCATCTTCATTAATAACAGTTGATGTGTTTACACTAACATTACCAAATGATGGATTTCCCAAATTATAAGTTGGTACTTGTTCATCTGCGAGGTTTGTGGACATATATATCTGTCTTAGTACTGGGTCTTGGAATACATCACCACCAACAGTATATCCTTTGCCCTCAAAGGATTTCTTCAAGGTCTCAACCAGATTGATTGAAGGGTAGAAGGATTCAACGTACCAGCGATTATAAGCATCAATCTTATACTTGGATGTGTATTGCGCTCCAACGTTGTCTTCAGCGTATGGGTCTTTTTGGAATGCTCCATATGATACCAATGGGAATACACAGATTGGATTTGATTCTTGGTTCATGGCGTTCATCGTTGATACACCATTGAAATTAATCTCCATTCCCTTAATCTGGTTCATTGTCATCCCACCGAATATCTCATCAAGACTGTATATCTTCACAGACACTAGATTACAAGAGTACATTCCACCCTCATAACTGTTTAAGGTTAATGTACCCTCGAAAATCAAGTTTCCATCACCATATAGCTCTGCTTGGTAACGCTGATGGAACTTATTCAACTTTGCTAGATTATTAGCATAATCAAATATCTTATTGTTGGTTGGAGTTGCTGGAATCTCAAATTCAAATGAATATTCAGCTTGCGAATAACCCATCTTTGTTGGGTCATTGATAACAGAATTAAGGCGAATGTTGATATCGCTTTGTGATGTGAATTCCACTTGCTGTTTGTTTACTATCAACTCCACATAGTGTTCCTTGTATATCATATTAAATCAAACTTGGTTCTTGTGAGAAATGATATTTTATTGTTGCTGTATATAGATTATTCCTATTGTCCTCATCAACTTGAAGACTGTCAAGGATGATTCCATATTCTTCCCCATTGACAGTAATCCATACTTCTGGCGACTGTAACAAGTCATTAAACAGATATGTACCATCCTTCTCGATGATATGACTCTTCAGTGTGGTTGAATACTTCACCTTATTGTCATAAACCATATCTAGCTCATTCCTTTGCTGAGTATAGAAATCATATATGTTCTTCTGGTATGTTGTCACTTCAACATCTCTTGTTTCTGACTTTGATGCTGTGAAATCGAAGAAGCTAACACCTCCATATGAATTTCTCCAGTATACTCTCTGGTAATACTCCGTTGCTTTCAATGGTTTAATGACATTATACATGATTGGATTATCAGTTAATGCTGTATTATCATTATAAGGCTGTATACCGATGTAGTATGCTTCATTTATCTTAGAAGGGTCTAGATTCAATGTAGCATTATGCAGCCATCCGTTATTAGCATCACTTAATGATTGAGTAGCTGTATAAAGAGCCACTTTAGCAGATGTATAATATGTGATTGACATTGAAATAGTACCTACAGTCTTTGAATACCAACTGAATGGAATGGTATCACCATACACATATAGCTTGGTGTTGTTCTCAGCTCCTTGTGCTGTGCCTCTAGAGTAATTCTGAGCCACACAGAAGCCCAATGTACCAAGGTCAATATACTTGAAGCCTTGGTTGACGAGATAACCTTGAGAGATGCTGTTACCAGTGATAGAACCAAGAAGTGTATATGCTCCATCATTCTTAGTAGCTGATACTTCCAGCTTGTAAGGAACTGTCTTACCCATCTCTGCAATTGTGGCTAATATTGGTGTTACATCGAAAGCCATACCACTTTCATAGTAGTTCTTCTCAAGACTTGTAATGAAGTTGCTAGAATCATCAAGAAGACTTACCTCAACTGCGCCACCTATCAATTCATCATTAACACTACCATTTGTGGCATCGAATGCTGTATATGCTGTTGCATTTGTGGTAATATCCCAAGTATATTCACCCTTACTCCTTGCCAAAAGCTCAACCTTATTTCCGTAACTTCTTACAGTGAATGATGCTGCTAATGATGGGCAATTCCTTATTGCCTTTGCCATTGAAGCTGCTGTGGATGTACTTGCAGAAGATATAAAGAAGTTCTTGTTGATGGCATTAGAGAAGTCATCAACACCTGTTATGGTTTCACCGTTGATTGTAACGTACCAAGGGTCAGTGTGTGATGCTGAAGCCCATGAACTACTAATTGTAATCTCAAGGTTTGCTAGTGAGAATCCATCCTCACTGTTATCTATCTCAACTAGATTGGGACAGTCAGTGAATGTAACAAAGTTCGATGCATTTGTTATGTTGTTATATTTTATAGTAATAGCCATATTTATGCTGCTTTAAAGTAATTATCTAAATCTGCTGTTATAGCTTCAAATAGGTTTTCAAACCAATCATCCATGATGTTCTCCAACTCTGGTATCATCTTCGATAAATCCCCTTCTTCATCCCATATCATAAATGGACGCTCTCTTAATCCATTGTTCATAATATTACGAATGATAACCCATACAATTTGGGATTGAGTCAAATTTCCAAGTCTAATACCTTTTCTTCTAACCCAATCATCAATGTTCCTTACAAACTGGTTCATTGTACCTTCGAATCTGTGTGAACGATGCCAACCAAGAGCTACATATTCCCAATAGTCAGCAATCTGAAGTGCAATACCATCTGCTGTTGGTTTAACCTCAATTGACTTCTCCAAATCACTACCTTGAAGGGTGTTTGTACCAGTTTTAGGGTTAACACCATAATGTACGATGCGATATTTGAGAATCATCTTGATTTCATCACACAGTTCTTTTAAAGCTTTCTGTATATCCATTAGCAATTCCTATTTTTTGGCAAGTGAATTGGTGTTATATCAATGTCACCCACCTCATTATCTGGAACATCAATCTCATGGTCTGGTTCCTCTGGATATGGTTCATCGTTGAAATGTTCATCAATCTCACAATAATTAACGCCATTTGGTATGGTAAGAACAAGTGAGAGCTTAACACCAGCCGATGAATCATCGCTAAATCTACTTAAGGTTAGGATTGAATAATCATATACAGATACTAGACCCTTGAAATCATCGTTAATATCAAGGTATGCGAGTGTATACAATGCTACATCATAACACTTGTCTTGTATATCAAGCACTGTATTACCACTTGTTCCATCAGTGAATCCTAATACATATATCTGGTATTCAACCTTTGCAACATTCTGAGTGAGATTGAACTGATGCAATGTGACATCATCAACCCAACACTGTAGTGTGTTATGATTGTTCTGCTGATTTATTAGGTCATCACCAGTATATTTCACATAATTCACACCCTTGAATCTTTTTAGAGTGTTGATGATTATGTCTGTAACTTGTTTGTATATCATTTGGTTTTTAATTTTAATAAACATATGAAAAAAGGGCAGACATTATCTACCCCTTTTTGCTTTTCTAAGATTCTCTTGAAAAGTATCCTCTTTTCTATCAACTTCAGCTTTCTCAATCAAGTATGACAAATACTGGAGATAATCGCTTACATACATTTGATAGACTGTTCCAACTTTCTCAACTTTTTCATCGCAGATTTCATAAAGCGTTTTGATATTTCCCCATTTTTGGCAGAAGTCTCTATACTCTTGCGAGTGAGGTCTATTGCCGCCTCTACCTGAGAATATAGTTGGGAAGTCATCACTGATAGACCGTATAAGCTTAAAAAAAAAGCTATAATCGGCATTATCTTGGTGATTGGCTGTTTCTCAAACATCTTTATTCTCTCTGGTGCAATCTCATTTTCGAACTTCAAGTCATATATTTCATTTGGTTTTCGACACAGTATAGCTAGAATTGCTGCATAATTGTGCTTATCATCCTTTAATATGGTGTCAGAAGCTATGTATTCTCCAGTTTTGAGTTTGTTCCTCACATTCACCATATATGTTTCACCATCAATTTCAATCTTATTTGATGGTTCAAATTCTTTTATTGGTGTGAGCAAGAATGACAGCTTCTCAAGTATCATATCAAGGAATTCACTTGGAAGTGCCATTATATAATCTTTATCTTTATCGATGAAGATATGAAGCACATCCATTAGGTTGAAACGAGAATCACCACTGATGGTGTCATAATACTCTTCAATCTTTTGATATGTCTCCAATGTAACTTCATCCCAAGATACTGGAACATGAATTTCACCAAAATCTATTATATTTTTCTCATCTGCCATATTATGCGAACAGTTTTATATTACTTCTTACGAAATTATCTTTATTAATTGGTTTATATTGGAAATCCTGCTTGCATTGAAGTGCAATTCCAAGACTTGTAACAGTATCATCATGAAATCCATCCCTTGCAGCATATGTAATATTTCCACCTTTTGTCAGTTTAAAGGTAAAAGTTGATAGTTCTGAGTATAATAGCTTATTATCCTCTTCGAAATGAATCTCATTATTTGCGATATCAACTGCCAACATGCTAATATACTGCTTCTTGCTATCGTTTGTGGTTGTGAACTCATAGAAATTGGACTTTCTTACCAGTTTTTTCTTGATTTCATTAGCCATGACAGAACCAATGGAGTTATTTTCAATGTATGTTGCCACTGGATTCTCCCTATTGATAATCTTAGCAATCTTTTCATACTTCACATCCAATTCGCCATCAATTTTATACTGTTTCACCACATTATCTTGGTTTACAACAGTTACAATTGTGTTATCTTCTCCAACACTACTAGGGTCAATTCCAGCCCAACATCTGCCTCCATTATATTTCCCATCAAAACAGGTCTCAAAGTTTGGAAATACTGTCAATGCATTGTCAAGAAATTGTACTTCAAACTCTTGTTGAAAGGCTAATGGTGGATATCCTCGCTTTAATTCATCAATTTCCTCTTTGGTTATCAAGTCATCGTCATATATCGTTGCTGTAAGTTGGTAATATCCCTTCTCACCATTGTATGCTTTCAGGTACAAATCATGAAACATTCCTTGTCTACCGTTTGGTGTTGATATAACCAATACTTTTGGCTTCCTAGCTTTAATGATAGGGTATATGACGTTGTAGTAAGGGTCTTCTCCAGAAGCAAGCTGTATTGGAAAGAATGCAGCCTCATCCATTACAAGGATACCAGATACGGTGTTACCTCTGATAGATGTTGGTGATTCCATTGAGAAGAACTTCAATGTTGAACCATAGATTGAATCTATCTTAAGGTCTGATGCATTTGCTTTTGCAATGAGTCCAGTTGGTTCAAGAAGTTGTGTTAATTCTGCAAACACCTTCTTACCTTGTGCATAAGAAGGTGAAATATAAGCATTAAATGTCTTTGGTTTGCAGAGATACTCAATCATCATAATCTCTGCGAATATCGTTTTTCCACACTGTCGAGACCAGCGAGCAACAAGAAACCTACATTCATCTTTATGGATAATATCATAGGCTTCTTGCTGTTTTCTCGTTAAATTAATATCAAAATTAATTGTCATTTGTCTCTTCTTCCTTATTGAAACCAAAATTGATGGTAACACCCTCCTTATTTGCATTGACTTGGATGTTGTTCTGTGGTTGTCCAACACCAGTGAGCTTCATAATCTTATCAATTGCAATGAGGGCATTATATCTATCATTATTCTGCACTGCATCAGCATAAACTGATATAAGCTTATTATATAGGTCTTCCCTCAGAACTTTTGCTTGAGCTTCAAAATCATAGTGCATACGCTCTCTAGCTGCTGCGATATACTCTTGAGCTGTCCTGATACCAAGAGGCTTCTTTTGACCTTCATATAGACCTTTGGTAAGCTTCTCAAGGACATCAGAGTTTGTATATCCATTGGCTATATCAACGTATATATCGCTAATGATTTCATCTACTTGAAGCCATTTCACATATGAGCAATTACTACCATCGTCTAATTTAGCTTTTTTTCGTTCCTGAAAAGTTGGAAGACTGTGGCTCTTTGCAAAGTTACTCATCCTTCTTCTTTCTAGCTTCTCTTGCCTTAGCCATCTTAGCTTTATTTTCTTCAGCTTTCTTCTCTGCTGCTTGTTTCTCCAGTGCTCTAGCATGAGCTAGTGCTCCTTCAAGTTCTGTAATGCGCTGACGTATACAACTGCCACAAGATGTTGGATTTACCCTTTTGTTCAAAAGCCTGTTATAGTCATCAGTTACTTGTTTGCCATCAGCATAGAAGCCTTTATTCTTTAATTCGATGTATTTTTCTACTCTTTCAACATCAGCTTCAGTCCAGTTAATTCCATTTACAATCATTTGTCTTTAAATTTTTACTGTATGAGTTTTCTGATGATACCACATTGCGATTCCGTTGAGAATCGCTAATACAATACCACCAATCATTAGATAATACCAGTCAAAGGATAAACCAAGAACTGTATATACGCCTATAAGTGACCATGTTGAAAGGCACTTATCACAATTCCAAGGTCTAAAGTTCAACCATCTTGGCATTCCAATTTCTTCTGTTGCGACATAAGCACAATACTTTACAACAAAGAATGCCATCATCATCAAAACAAATTGTATAAAAATCATTTCACTCATTTTCTAATAAACATATCAAGTTAGAGCAAATCGCCATATAATGCATAAAATGCTTCCTTTATCTGGGCTTTCGTTACATTTTCTTTCAGCCACTCTTTAACTTCCAAGACTTTCTGTCTGCATCCTTTTAGATTCGTCTTTTGAGTTAGTTGTGAATATGTCATACCACACAAGTGCTTTAACTTGAAGAGATAAAAGTGTTCTTGGTCGAAAGCTTCTTCAACTTTTGTCATCAAGTACAGTGTTGTAAAATCTTTCCATAAGTCTGATTTGAGTTTTTCTGTTGATGATGTGTGATAGGAATTATACCAGCTCTCATAAGCTTCTGACACTTTTTCTGTAGTATAGTTCAAATCTCTCTTTAAGTTTCGAGCATATTGCTTTTCCCTCTTTAAATTGGTTTTGAACGATATGAAGAAATAGTTCTCAATACCTTGTGGTGATGTGTCTTTTAGTTTTCCGTTTTTTGTGATAGTATCGTTGCATTTGAGGATTGTATCTTGAAAAATGTCTTCATCCCATTCATATTGTTTTTCCTTGCAGAACTGGCGATACTTGAAGTATAAGTCTTTGTAATTGTTAGAGATGTAGTTCAAAAATAATGTATGGTCTTCCATTGTCATTTCATACCATTTAATTTTTCTGTTATTTTACAAAGTTGGTAGATGACGAATGTGAACCCCAGTAAAATGATAAATGTGTTCATATGTGTCTTTTACAATAAATATCGTCAATCTTTGAAAAGTGTGTGTTTTCTTAAAAAATAATTTTATATGCGAGCATAATGAGAGCATTATACTTCAATATATCCAAAGAATGTAGTGTTTGTCTAGGTTTCAAATATAATCAGGGCGTCCACGTGATGTGGATGCCCCTCCACTTCTTTCATATATAAAATATAATGGTTTCCCCACTGAAAATCAATTGATTATGCTTATTTAACACAAAATGTTTGCTAGATTAAAATGAGTGCATTATCTTTGCAAATGAGTTTTAAATGAGACAAAATAAGAGACGCTTATGGCAAAGGTAAACAGTGCAACAGTAAGGTTGGTTTTGAAGAAGAATCGAAAGATGAAGAATGGTGAATATCCAGTATATCTTGTGGTATGTTATCATGGCAGATTGGAGCATTCTTGTGGTGTATCTTGTCTTACAAAACATTGGGATGAGAAGGGTGAGAGAATAAAGAACAACCCTATTCAGAATAAACTGATTCAAGACATGAAGGCAAAGGTCATTGCCAAGAAGAATGAGTACGAGTTGGAATCAAAGCAATATACCATTCATATGTTGATTAATGCTTTGCAAGAGAATGTCGTAGAAGCCTCTAATTTATATGGGGTGGTATATCTTAACCTTATAGAAGAGAAAAGGCTTTCAGAAGGCTCTAAAAGGCGTTACAAGCATGCTTACAGCTTATTGGTTGAGTTTATGGGTAGGAATGACTTCATAATTGATGAACTGACAGTTGGTGTTATGAAGGATTTTTCAAAATGGATGGAGAATAAGTTGCAAGACAATACCATCAAGAGTGTGTTAGCAACAGTTGCTAGTGTATGGAACTATGCCATTCAGAAGAAGCTTGCTGATGCTAGCATATATCCATTTAATGAGTTCAAGTACTTGAGAGTGTATAA